CGCGCCGGTGTACAGATAGCCCGGCACATCCTGAATAATATTGAGGCCGATAAGATGCCGGCTGGCTGGCTTTGCATCCGCAATGAGTCGCTCCATTTCGTAATACATTTCTTCAGTGATGCCGGTCTCTAAAACACCGATATCAAGACGAAACGTGCCGGGCGGGTCATTGGTCTCCCACCACTCAGACACGTTAATCAGATATCCGAGCGGCTCAACCACACGCCGGACTGCGCCTATCGTCCCTTTGTGGCAGTGGATGTAATACGCGCTGCGAATAACGTCACGCTTGGTTTCTTCCGGCCAGTTCTCATCCCAACGGTCAACGGAAAACGCCCACGCCAGCCACGGCAAAAGGTTTGCAGGACAGGAATCAGGGCTCCACAGACGACGCAGCGGGACGGGGGTGTTTTCGATTTCCGCGCATGCACGTGCCGCCGCCACCTCAAGCGGCGACGAGCCCACCGGCAACAGCCGCGCATTACTCATCAGAGCCCCCTATCGCAATGTGATAATCACTGCAAAATGACGCCTGAGTCTTATCAAGCACAATGTCAGCGACCGGCGCGGAAAGCTCGACACGCTGGATCCCTTCAACATGCAGCGCGGCATAAATGGCCGAGAGCCGAATGTCCCGCCCCAGCCGGTGCTGCGCGCTGATATAGGCTTTTAGTTTCGCTTCAGCCGCCGCCCGGATGGGCTCACTTTCCGGCCCCGGATAGATAAAAATCGTTGCCCGAATCTGGTAATCAACAATCTCAGCTGACTGAACTGTCACACGGTCAGCAACCGGTCTGACGTTCTCATCATTAAGTGCATTACGCACGACTGTCAGGAGTTCATCGGATGCGGCACCATTATCATGTCGGGAGAGCACCGAAATCGTCACACAGGCTGGCGACGGGCTGATAACTGAAATATCCGCGACTCGCCCGTCAGCGCTGCGACCATGAAATTCATAGGCACCCGTTGAGCCCGCCACACTCATCCCTTCAAAAGCCTGCTGGATGCGAAGACGAAAATCAGAGTCTGATTCCATCACCGCCGCCACCGGGGGAATTGCCGATTTATCAGCCGGTGTGATAACCAGCCGTTCGACGTTGAAGTTTGCGCCGATGACGTCAAGGTCGTAGCCCTCTGCGTAAGCCAGCGTGACCGCCTTTGCCGCATTATTTACACGCTGACGCCAGATAACCTCCCGATAGGCGTTTTCTTCCAGGTACTTCACCACTGGCTCAGACTCGAGGGCGAGCGTCCGGGCAATGGCGTCCTGTTGGTCTTCAGGATAAAGAGACACGAATGTCGCCTTACGCTCAGCAAGGATGGTTTCAAAATCCAGCGTTTCCACAACGTCAGGTGCGGGGAGCTGGCTCAGGTCGATGGTTGCCATAAATTCAACTCACAGGGATAGTCAGTGACAGGGTTTTGCCGGTGTCCCGGGTCTCGCCGGTCAGCTCAACAATCATCTGACCGTTAAACTGACGTTCTACCGTCAGCGAGCTGATGCTGATGCGCGGCTCCCACTTCAGCAGCGCCATATAACAGGCGCACATAATTTGCAGCCTCAGCGCGTCGGTCTGCGGCATATCAATCAGGGAGAACAACAGCGAGCCATAATCGCGGCGCATCACGCGAGAGCCGACCGGCGTTCGCAAAATATCGCCACAGCTCTGACGGATATGATCGGCGTCAGTGATGGTGCGCCCGGTCTCTCTGTTCATACCGATATATCGGGTCGTCATTTCGTGTCCTCCGTCCAGGCTCCACCTCTTTGCACACCGCCGTGACCGTGGTCGTCGACCTGCACGCCGTTTGATTTAAATGTACCGTCGGTGTGTTCGATGTTTCCGCGCATGGTGCCGCCTTGTTGTACCTCAAGCGTCGCCGTCGTCAGTTTGTTGGTGCAGACCACTTCCGGGGTATCGAGGGTGATGCTGGTCTCAGCTTTCACCGTCACCAGCGGTACCGTCGCGGTGATGGAATCCGCCGCCGTAACGTCTGCGGTTTTAATACCGCTCACGGTCAGCGCGCCGGTCTCCGGTTCGTACTCGATAACAGCCCCGTCAGGAAAGGTGATGTGAAAAGCATCAGCCGACGCCGACGGCGCGGGGTGGTCATCAGAGAAAATACCGGGCAGCACAAAAGCGGTGTCGAGCTCACCACCGACGGCCAGCAGTAAAACCTGCTCACCCACAGACGGAGCCCACCAGACACGTGAGCGACCGGCGCGCGTTGTCAGCCACTGAAGCCAGTCGGTAACAATGCCGCCAGTCTGGACGCGACAGCGCCCGTCATCGAGGTCAACTTCGACGACGACGCCGGTGCGTATCAGGTTGCGAAGGAGGCGTAAAGCGTCCTGAAGAGTTGCGCGAGTATTCATACAAGGAAGGATGCCGCCCGGTGCTCTGGACGGCAATTGATGCGGGTTTTACCAGATATGGCACAACATACAAAAACTAGCTGGCGGTAACTGTAACCTGACGAGAAAAAACAACAGGCTCCTTCAATTGCTCACATATAATTTTAAAATTAATAACTCCAGAGCCAATCGTTAAGGGAATGATGACTATTTCTTCATACTCAACAGTTAAGCTCTGTAACACTTTTTTCGCACGCAACGTGATTTTATGGTCCTCTTTCATAACCCACTCATCTTGGTTAACTGTTCCTAAATCAGCTATTCGATTAATTATTGCTGGCACTTCGAAACGAGGGTTAGCTATTGCTATCGATGTCTCATCAAAAATTCCCATCCTAAAATTTTCGAGTGACATTAAAGCACTGAGTCTTTTTTTATGCTTACTTATTGGGGACTCAGGGATTTTTAATTTCGGCTCTTTTATAAAGAAGTCTTCATTAGAACCTTTAAGCACTATTAGAAATTCAGGAAAATCAATCTCAACATAAACATTTGACGCAAAAGCTCTCCCATTATTTCTTAAAACGGGCTTTACTGTAATTGCATTGTTTTTGTAATTACAGTGCAATCTCATTTTTTTATTATATAAATCCACCTCTTTATCAGTAGGCAGTGAAGAGTTATATGATTCAATCTCATCAATGGTGATAGTGTCCTTCAACTCAAGAGGTACCGCTTCCTTGCATAATTGTGGAAGGTACTCTTGATAAGTCGACTCTGCATCCACCGACAAAGTTAAGTCATTATCAATCATGCTCAGTTCTAATTGAGGTGCATCGCTATGTAATTGGCTTTCATATTCGCGGACTTTTTCCCTTAGTTTTCTATTCTCATTAGATAGCTCAGCCAACTCGGCGGTAATCTCTTTAGATGCGACCTGGTCACCGCGCACCCACCCTGTTCGTGGATTCCGTCGCATTACTTTTGGTAAGGCAATAGCAACCTTCGTCGCTAACTCATCAATTGTCTCCCAAAAATCACACATTTTGTTAGCTTTAGCTTTTTCAATAAAAGCATTTAGTTGCTTTTCTTTTTGAGGGTCACTTTCTCGCTCATGTGGTTTTGTTAAAACGTCCCTCCCTCTAATAAAAGCCAACACCGGTATATTTAATGATTTAGCATAGTTATATTCCATTTCAGTATAGCTAATACCATCTTTAGAAACGGACCCGTATTTATGCCCAATGATAATCACATAATAATCACTAGCATCAATAGTCTCCTTTATTATATCCCACTGTTCAGAGTCATCAGCACTAAACATCTCCATGCCAACTGGAAAGTGGTATAAACTAAGGACCGTTTCTATGATTTTTTTGCGAGCATCAATTAAATCGACATATGTAGAGCTCACAAATACTTGATATTTTTTATTTTCCATAACACCCTCACTTGTATAGAAAATAAAATACATAAAATCAATCAATAGATCTAGCCGCCTCAGCTAAAGAAACCATAATTATGTCATGAATCATATTTTTTGATTCATGATCAAATCCGATAAGCGTTCGGGCATCGTACTGCACCGGCGCACTGTTTCTCCCTGGCTTATCTTTGAGACCGTACTGATGCACATTCGCCATTCGTTGTACCTTGCCGGTAAATTCTACGACCGCCGCGTCATTCCCCGCCGTGGCTTTCATAAAGCGACTGGTACGGAGTTTGGCGAACATTTCCCGCTTAACCCGGCCTTTTTTGGCTTTTACCGGCTGGCGCTTTCTGGCAGCGTAAGGTGTGCCGTCCGGGGCTTTCTGCGTTTTAATCCGGCGCTGTTGACGGGCTCGCAGGGTCTTCGCGATATCTGCGGCCATTCTGCGACGGGCAGCAGGTGACAGCGCCGCTATCAGCCCCGCGAGCTTATCGTCAAAGGGTTTAAAGTCATTCATGCAATCGACTCACGAGCTCACCGTTAACATACAGCTCAACCGGTCGGGTAACGGGCTCCGGCGGCTGCGGCTCTTCAGCCTGTTCGACGTGGAGCTTATCCCCCTGCTCTTTAACGAGGGTGCGCTCGGTCAGCATCAGGCTGATACTGATATCAGCGCTGTCGTTGTCGTTGATATCGGCAAAATAGGTGAATCCCTTTTTACGCCCTTCATCGGTCGTCATAATGTCAGCCTGATGGATGCGCAGCCACGCCTGAATCGGGACGAGTAACAGCTCGATATCATCCGTGAAATCGGTCACCACCACATTCAGCGTGTACCGGTTCTCAAACGACAGCGACGTCGCCAGCGTCGAGGCTAGATTCCCGTTGTCGATAAAAACACGCATCATATCGGGGTTTCGTGCCAGCACCGGCACGGCGTCAGTTAAGGCTTTTCGCAGACTTTTCGGCTTGTACATCGATTTTATCCTGGCAATTTTTTATCGTTCTGACCTGAAGCGCACAGCGCTCGAGGGCGCTTTCGAGCTGGCGTATATCCGCGCTCAGGTCACCGTTGGTGGACGGGTCACTTCCCGGCATCGGACAAAGACTGACCCTCGGGCATGCGTTGTAGACAATCACCGGCGTCGGCACAGGCGGCGCGCTGGTGCAACCGGCGCACAGCATCAGGTAAATCAGCGCTATACCAGCGGCGAAGCTGTTCATTTTCATTGAGTAACCTCGTAATGGTCTGTTCCCGGCGTTGCGCCCGCGCTCCGGCATCGATGAGCTCACCGCGCAGTAAGACCTGAGCGGTCTCATTTTCCCCACGGATACGGGAGGCCGTTTTAAGCTGGCTTTTCAGCATGGTAATCAGCGTTTTTTGTTCACCGGCGACCTTGTTCGCCCGTTCAAAGGAGCGGGTCAGACTGGTGTTTTCGTGGCGCATCCAGAGCAGCCCGGCCACCGCCAGCACTAACAGCACGACTATCGTTTTCATTTCGCCCCCTTCAGGCAGTAGGTGCGCTCGCGAAAGCGGCGATTTTCGAGCCCGGTATTACGCTCACCATTCACAAACACCCAGCGGGTGAGCTGGTCACAGGCTTGCCACCATTGCCGGTGTTTCAGGTGATACACCAGTGTTGAGCGACAGGCCGCGCCGGTACCGACGTTAAAAGCGAAGCTGACCAGCGCGTCATAGACGGCGGGTGGCATTTCAACAGGCACACAGACCGCGAGTCGTTTCTCAACGTTCAGCACATCAGCGACCAGATTCGCGGCGACTTCCTTCTCGGTGATATCCCGTTTCGGTACCACCCCGGCAGTGTGGCCGATGCCTGACGTCCACACGCCCGCGCTGCACTGATAAGGGCGCAACCGGCAACCCTCGAGGTCGGCAATCAGCGCGAGCCCCTCCGGCGAGGTGTGAAGCAAACGAAAATCAGGCACCAGTGCCGCCAGCGCCAGCACGACGGCCACACTGCAACGTTTAACGAATGAGCCCACGAATAACCCCCTTATCAATCCCCATCGAGACGAGATAGCGGTATTTCTTTCGCTGGTACCAGAAGTTAACCAGCGCGGTAAAAATGGCGCAGCTTCCCCCGACATAAAGCGCGAGCCGTTCCGGTGTCTGCGTACCGAAATACGCCAGCACCACTGACAGCCAGTAGGTCAGAAAGGTTGTGATTTTATCCACAGTCAGTCCCATAAATTCACGGTCTCCGATACCGGTGCGGCGTCGACTTCAGGCAGACTGACCGCCGTGCCATGCGGCAGGACGACACCCAGCTCGGCGAGCCCCGGATTAGCCAGCAATACCGCCTCGACCACACCTTCAGTGCGCCCGTAATGGCGCTGACATAACGTGTCGAGCGTGTCGCCCTGATGCGCGATGACGTTCATCAGATTTGCCCCACGATGCAGCGCGCTTTGTCCTGGATACGGGCAACCGACCAGCGCATGTCACGCCACATTTCATCGATGGTGTCATCGATGCTGTCGGCCTTTTTGTCACCTTTGGCGCTGGCATCAACGCCCCGGTAACGCTCGTACAGCGTCGCGGTCGTCATCGAGCAAACAGCGTTGAAGTAGTGAAAAACCCGCACACTTTCACCGTCGAGTTCATCCGTCGGCACATCCTCGAGGCGCTGATAACCGGCGGCGAGCTGAAGGTCGCGCCAGTCGGTTAACTCGGCGTTGGTCTCGGCCATCGCGGTTTTAATCGCCCGGCGCAGACGCACCGGCGTCACGGTCTGCTCGAGGCGCATTTCTTCGCGCATGCGCTTCGGATCAACATCCGGAAAAAAGGCCGTGTTTTTAATCACCGGCTCGTCGACCGGCACCGGCGGGATGACCATCGGGTCGCGCTGTTGCGCCGGGTTATTCATCACAATCATGGTCATGAGTACCTCAGTAAATAGGTGGGCGGTGGACGCCGGTCGCAGTTACGGTGAATCACCGACATTGACCAGCGTGCCGCCCGGCGCGGGGCGCGTTCTGTTAACCGGCGACTTTCTTCGGGCGTCCACGCCCTCGTTTCACCGGTGAATCTTGTTTTTTCGCGGGTGCCTTTTTCGCGGCTTTCGGCGCTGTTTTTTTGACGGCGACCGGTTTCGGGTTCAGCTCACGAGTGAGGGTCTCAATGTCCTTTCTTACCCCGGCGTTGGTGTCGAGCTGTAAGGCGCGTTGCAGGTGCGCCAGCGCATCAGGAAGCTGACCGGCATCACGCAGGGTCAGACCGGTGACCTTATGCAGCCGGGCGCGCACTTCGTCAGGCATATCGGCGGCATCGGTCAGCCCGATGACCTCAAGCAGTTGCGCAGCGTCGACCGGCTCACCGGCAATACGGGCGCGGGTTGCCGCGAGTGCGACCTCTTCGGCCAGCATGTATGGGGTGGTGCGGGAATGATTTTCCGGCATCGACAGACCGAAACGCAGCGCATAGCGCGCAATCTCAATCGCGCCGGTGATATCCCCCGCATCAAGACGCCAGAGCATCACCGTCATCAGAATGTCATCCTGTGCGCCGGTGCCGCTTTCCAGTACGCCAGCGACCCACGGCAGGTACAGCGGGAGTAATTCGCGTTTTTTATCCGCTTTGCGTTCTTTAGAACGAATTGCTGATAGCGTCCGGCGGTCTGCGGCCAGCTTGACGAGCATTTGCTCGTAAGGTGAGGCATGACGCAGCGGGGCGTTATCCCGCTGCGATGCCCTGATAGCCGAGACCCGCATCGCGTGACGCTGTGCGGGGGTTGCCATCGGTTATGCCTCCTTGCCGTCAGTGGTGCCGGTTTCAGCCGGTGCGCTGCCTGTCAGAGACTGCATCGCTTTGACCATTGCCGCCGCGAAGACTTCCGCGCTCACTGGTTCCGAGGTGGCGGGTTCTTCCGGTTCGAGGATCTCGATATTTTCAATCAGGCAACCGGCCTCGTAGTCCTCGATAACGAAATCAACTTTGACCTGTTCGTAGTTTTCCACCTGGTCGAGTTTCGGATTTTCGACGATGTGGCGGCGGTGGCCGTCCTCGTACAGATAAATCGAAATGTTATCCAGCGTGGTGATGAAAACGCTGTTTGCCGGGAAGAACGGCGCGCGCACCGCCTGAAGCTGACCGATGGTTTTCTGGCTGATAATCAACTCACCGGCGAGCTGTTCGCTGTTCGCCTGGAATTTGTTAATCATCGGGAAGTATTTGTCGGTCAGGATACGGCGACCACAGATGACCACCATTTCCGGGTTTTCGCGGTGAATTTCCGCGACCAGTGACTCAAACGCATCCATAACCAGTGCGTCGAGGTTGGCGTAATGCCCCCCTTTACCCACTTTGATGGTGTTCGAAATCACGGTACCGTCAGCGTCGGTGATGCTGGACATCACACGCTCAGGCGCGTCGTTGCGGTATTTCTGCAACCAGCCGACAGCCACATCCTGAAGTAACGGGTTTTTACTACGGTCAGACGTCGCCGCCCGGCTCACGCCGTTAAAGCCGATGGTGATGTAATCCAGCGCCTGACGCTTGATGATGGCGTTACGGATCCGAATCTGGAAATCCTGAAAACGCGCCCACAGGTCGAGCTTGTTGTACTTCAGGTGATAGTCGAAGTTCACCGGATAACAGAAATAGCGGTACGCATCCATTTTCGCGAAATCAGCGGTCTTACGCTCGACGCCACCGTCGGTATCAGCGGTGCTGGCAATGGAGCCGGTCACATCGATGCCGACTTTTTCCTCGGTCAGCTCGCCAACCGTCACCATGTTGATGAGCTTCAGGAAGCTGGACGACTGCTGGATTTTATCAAACAGGGTCTGCGTCACCGACGGCTCGACGGTGAATTTTTTGTCGAGGTCGCTGGTCGCGATGCCGTTCAGTTCGGCGATACGGCTCAGGTACTGATTGAATTTAAAACGGGTCTCTTTACGCATGAGTTTTGTATTCCTTCGGGGTTATCAGGGGTTAGCAGTCAGTCAGCGTGGAGCCCGCTGAATCACCGTCACCACCGGTGCTTAACTTGCGGCGCGCCTGTGATTTGCTTTCGGTGTTTTCCAGCGTGGTGGTCAGGGTGCTGAATTGCTGCGAGGTGGCGTCGGCCTGTTCGGCCAGCGCTTTTTTGACGTCGGCAAGCTCGGTTTCAATGGCACTGAAACGCACCTCGGCGCTTTCGCCGCCGGTCTGCACCCGCTCGGCGATGGCGGTCACAGCTTCATGTACATCACTGAAACGCGCATCGTCGTCAGTCTGTTTACGGCTGAAGATGCCTTTCACGGTGTCGCTGAGTTTGGTCAGCAGGGTGTCGGGCAGGTCTTCGAATTCCAGCTCGGCAAGGGTTGCCACTGAGAAGAAATTCTCAGGGCTGGCTTTAAATCGGTTGAGGGGGTTGTGTTTCGCGGTACGGCAAAACTCAAGATATTCAGTACCGAGGCTTGCCGGGTCGTCAGTGACGGCCAGACCAACCAGATAGCATTTGCCGCTGTTGGCAAAATTCGGTTGAATTTCCATTGAGGTATAGACTTTTTGTCCTGCCTTATTCATCGCGACGAGGTCATCGGTCGGCGTGATTTTGGCAAACAATGCCAGCTTGCCATTGAGCGCTGAATCATCGTCAATAACTTCGGCTTTCAGCTCAGCCACATCGCCATAGCGTTTAAATACGCTGTCAGGCAACAGGCCGCGCAGGTGCTCGAGGTTAATACGGCAACCGTAGACGCGCGGGTCATACGAATCAGCCATCTCCTGAATATCAGTCGCACTGATGACGCGACCGTCGCAGGTGTCACCCTCGACGCCGATGCGAAACCATTTCGAAACTTTTTTAGCCATGAGTCAGGTGTCCTGAGTTGGGTTATCGGGTCGGATGTAGTTTCCCGACTCCCTCCCTCGCCAGCTACCGGTTACAGAAGTGCAACCCCTGACACAACAGGGGGTTAGCGATTCATCCCCCCTGAATCTTTAGCCTTGCCGTGTACTCATCACAGTGAGGTTTTATGACCACTACCAACGACACATCACTACTCAGCGACCCGCGACGACAGGCCGCGCTTTTGTTCTGGCAGGGCTATTCCGTGCCACAAATCGCGGAGCAGTTACAGGTCAAGCGTCCCACGGTGCAGAGCTGGAAACAGCGCGATAAATGGGAAGAAACAGCCCCGTTAAACCGGGTCGAGTTCACGCTCGAGGCGCGGCTGATTCAGCTCTATGCAAAGCCTGACCTGACGGCTCACGACTTTAAGGTCGCGGATTTTCTGGCGCGCCAGATGGAGCGCCTCGCGCGGGTTAACCGCTACGGCCAGACCGGCAACGAAGCGGATTTAAACCCGAACGTAGCCAACCGCAACAAAGGGGAAAAGAAGAAGCGGAAAAAGAACTTTTTCAGCGAAGAGGCTATCGAGAAACTCGAAGAGATTTTCCTTGAGCAGTCTTTCGACTATCAACTCGAATGGTGGCGCGCCGGGCTGGCGCACCGCATCAGGCACATCCTGAAATCGCGACAGATTGGCGCGACGTTCTATTTTGCACGTGAGGCACTGTTACAGGCGCTGAAGACCGGCCACAACCAGATATTTTTGTCGGCCAGTAAGACGCAAGCCTATGTATTCCGTAAATACATTATCGCCTTTGCCCGACAGGCTGGCGTCGAGCTTACCGGCGACCCGATTGTGCTCGGCAACAATGGCGCGGAGCTGATGTTTCTCGGTACCAATGCCAACACGGCACAGAGTCACAACGGCGACCTGTATGTCGACGAAATTTTCTGGATCCCCAACTTCCAGAAACTGAAGCGCGTCGCCGGGGGCATGTCTTCACAGGAGCATTTACGCACGACCTATTTCTCGACCCCCTCATCGCTGGCACACGGTGCTTACCCGTTCTGGTCGGGTGAGCTGTTCAACAAGGGACGCTCAGACAAGAGCGAGCGCGTCGATATCGATATCAGTCACGCCGCACTCGCGAAGGGCGTCGCCTGTCCTGACGGTCAGTGGCGACAGATTGTCACCATCGAGGACGCACTCGCCAAAGGGTGCACCCTGTTCAACATCGATACGCTGAAGCGCGAGAACAGTGTCGATGAGTTCCGCAACCTGTTTATGTGCGAGTTCGTCGACGATAAAGCGTCGGTATTCCCGTTCGAAGAGCTGCAACGCTGCATGGTCGACAGCCTCGAAAAATGGGAGGACTACGCGCCATTTGCCGACCGGCCATTCGGTCACCGCCCGGTGTGGATTGGCTACGACCCGTCATTACGTGGCGACAGCGCCGGGTGCGTCGTTATTGCGCCTCCGGTCGTTGCCGGTGGCAAATTCCGCATCCTCGAGCGCCACCAGTGGAAAGGGATGGACTTCGCCCAACAGGCCGAATCCATTCGCGAGCTCACGCAGAAATACACCGTGGAATATATCGGCATCGATGCTACCGGGCTCGGTCAGGGCGTTTTCCAGCTCGTGCGGTCTTTCTACCCGGCTGCACGTGAAATCCGCTACACGCCGGAAATGAAAACCGCAATGGTGCTGAAAGCAAAAGACACCATTCGCCGCGGTTGCCTCGAGTACGACGTCAGCGCGACCGATATCACGCAGTCGTTTATGTCTATCCGCAAAACCATGACCAGCAGTGGTCGCAGCTCGACCTATGAGGCCAGCCGCACCGAGGAAGCCAGTCACGCCGATCTCGCCTGGGCAATCATGCACGTATTAATTAATGAGCCGCTGACCGCCGCGACCGGTGAGCAGTCATCCAGCATCATGGAGTGGAACTAATGAGCAAGAAACGCAACAAGCGCCAGCAGCCGCCGCGCACCCAAAACCACACCGCCGCACCGGCACAGAGCATGGAAGCATTCACTTTTGGTGAGCCGACGCCGGTACTCGACCGCCGCGATATTCTCGATTATGTCGAGTGTATCGATAACGGCCAGTGGTACGAGCCGCCGGTGAGCTTTTCCGGGCTGGCGAAGAGCATGCGCGCCGCCGTGCATCACAGCTCGCCGATTTATGTGAAGCGTAATATTCTGGTGTCGACCTACATCCCGCACCCGCTGTTATCCCGCCAGGACTTCACCCGATTTGCGCTCGACTATCTGGTGTTTGGTAATGCGTTTATCGAAGAGCGTCGCAGCCTGACCGGCAAGCCGTTAAAACTGGAAACCTCACCGGCGAAATACACCCGCCGTGGCATCGAGGATGACGTTTACTGGTACATTCAGAGCTACACACAGCCGCACCAGTTCGCGCCCGGCTCCGTCTTCCACCTGCTCGAGCCCGATATTAATCAGGAGCTTTACGGGATGCCGGAATACCTGAGCGCACTCAATTCAGCCTGGCTGAATGAATCGGCGACCCTGTTCCGTCGCAAGTATTATCAGAACGGCGCGCATGCGGGTTACATCATGTATGTGACCGACGCCGCGCAAAGCAGCACCGACGTCGAGGCACTGCGAAAGGCGATGCGCGACTCGAAAGGACTCGGCAATTTTAAGAACCTGTTTTTTTACGCGCCGAATGGTAAAGCAGACGGGATTAAAATTGTGCCACTGAGCGAAGTCGCCACGAAGGATGATTTTTTTAATATCAAGAAAGTCAGCGCCGCTGACCTGCTCGACGCGCACCGCATTCCATTCCAGCTTATGGGCGGTAAGCCCGAGAACGTCGGCTCAGTGGGTGACGTTGAGAAGGTGGCAAAGGTCTTTGTGCGTAACGAGCTGACCCCGCTACAGGCGCGGTTTATGGAGTTGAACGAATGGGCGGGTGAAGAAATTATCCGCTTCGAAAAATACAGTCTCGGCGACGACGAGTAACCCCACCCACAGCCGCCCGTCGTGGCGGCTTTACCCCCACCGCACACAACGCCCTCAGCGCCACGACACGCCGTCGCCGCTTCGCTCCACCTCGTTATTCACCCACGACCACGACAACGCCACAGGGACGCGCTCAGGCGCTGAAAAAAATAAAATAAATACCCGCCTCAGCGCGCAATGCTTTCCCCGCCACGCCTGCCCGCTTTATGGGTCGGTTTTAATGCAGTTGCATGACCACTCTGGATCCGCGCCAGCTCTGGCGGCGCACGACAAGAACGGGCAACCCTGACGCATGCAAAACAATGCACCTGTTGCATGCACGGCTAAAAAACAACTAAATGATCTAAAATTCGCGTGCATTATCTATTTTTTCAAGTTGGTACAATGAGTATTTTTGACGCAACTCTTGCAAAAATTCGTTTGGCATCTTCAACCGATATTGTTTCATTGCGGATTCCAAAATGAAAAAACCTTTCTTAAAGTTAGGTTCACCACCATTTTCTAACTGAGAAAAAATCAAAGCCCACTGAGGACTATAGTGGGTATAAAATGCGAACTCCCATTTTTCACCTAACTGATATAAAGCATATGGAATAGGGTCTCCGCCGCGCTTTAATTTACTAATATCTGCACTCGCTTTTGAGCCTTCAACGGCAATAAACATTTTCAGACAATGAACAGTAACTGGCTTAACATTTTTTACTACAATGTTAACCCCCATATCTTCTTTATCAATTGCTGGAATATTTTCAAATAAAAGCCTTACATTCTCAACATTGCTCTGCGATGATTGATATGTGGCATATAACGAAATAATGACTGCAATTGAAGTTGCTATTCCTGAAACCCATCCTCCCACCATTGCCAAGTAAGCAACAGCATCTTTGTTTTCAGGCTTAGCCCACTCAGCCTGAACAGAACCTAGCCATAAGCCAAGAACAAAAATACAAACACCGACAAGCAAAAATGTAATTACTTTCCAAAGCATTTTATCGGCCTCAATTTAATTTAGTCTAACGCCTCGCGTGGCTCGTTGTTCAACCCTGCCAGCACTGAAAACGAGTTTCAGCACCGGCAGCGTTCGTCACTATATTGTTTAATTGTCCAGTATCGAATCAACCTCACCCGTTCGCACGTTAACGCGCGCCGCTACGGTCTGTTTGACCACGCCGCCATAAGCATTAGTACCGCGGAACGTTGTTTTTACAACGGCATGCGGGTCTTTATTCAAAATCAGATGGTAGACCGTTGAAACATGTTTATAAGAAGAATCATCATTCATGCTGGCTTTTATCAGCTTCTCTAACGGGCGATAAGAGCCATCCCAACCGCTAAAATTACCCTGAAATGTGTCAAGGTTGATTTTATTATTTAAAGATTGTGGATCCTTCTCGAAGTCGTTGAAACACCACCCCAACACATCACCGAGCTTTAACGCATCATCTTTAGTAAAAGTGTACTCACTCATACAGGCATAAAAAGCATCAACTGAGCTGGCCGGTACACTTTTGAAATCAATATAATCTTTAACGATGTCGTGCCGGGTTTCTTTAGGCTCATTGCGATATTCTTTGAGTGTTTTATCTGCATACTCAAACGTTGGCGTAGCCGGTTCCGCTTTAACCGCCGGTACGTCAGTTTTCGCTACAGGCTGACTCTTTTCAGTCGGCCATAATATTGAGCCAATAACGCCCAGCGCCAGACAGCCGCCGAGGTAAACCGCGCTTGAGCGCTTACGATTCGGCATCCTAACCAGAGACGGCTTGATAAGACCAATAATAAAAGCAATAAAAAGAGCCAGAGATAAAAATGCTATTACGGTATCCATGATTTTCCTTTGTGTAATCCCATAAAAAACAACCCCATGCTACCAAACATGAGGTTGATATTGGCACTTTTTTGATTGGCTAGCGCCAGCTCTCATCTTCCCAAACTTCCTGAAGAATAGCGTCCAACGCTTCGCGGTCTGAATCTTTATCGAACCCCATCAACTCGACACCAGTCATAGAGCCTTTCTTGACGTTAACGCGAGTTGATGGAAAAACTGACTGTATTCGCTTGGTCAATTCACTCTGAAAAGCATCAATTACCGGCTGGCCGACTATTTGGTCTTTATCTAATGTGATATTTACCCTCACCTTGCCCTCCCTCGCAAAGGTTTCATCAACAGGTGGAGCGGAGAAAACAACAGAAAAATTATTGTTTTTCATTAAGTTGCCTCTTGCTATCTCCGCAATTAAATTCAATGCGATTTCACGGTCTCTTTCCTGACAAGTCCCTTCAGCCGTCAGACGCGCAATCATTTCGACCCGCTCAATCATAACGTGCTCACTTAACTCTCTATCCACACAACCTCCACAACGAGATACTGTATAAATATACAGTAGCACGTATTGATAAAAAATGTGAAGGAAAAAAAGCAGTAAATACACTGTATGTACATGATATGGATGAATATTAACGGTTATTCTTTCGTTACCAATTCAGCTAAAGCCGCAACACGATTGAGGATTTCTGTAGCTTTGGTCTGATGCTCCTTAGCTTTAGCCTGATGCGATGGTGCTGCGGAAAATATTTCTCCTCTGGCCGTTCCGCGTAGCCACTTGCCATCAAAACAACTTTTACCACCTGTCATCAGGTGCAGGGCTTCGCCCCGGCTGATGGTGATGCCGGTTGTCAGACGTATCTCGCCGATAGTTTTCTCTATAGCTGCGTTTTGCTCATCCGTTCCGTGGGTGAATTTTCGCCGTATTGCTGGCTTTTGCTTCCTGAGTCGGTTTGTCAGTTCTCGTCGTTCTCGTCGACTCAGGGGTTTTGATAAATCGAGTTCCGGTGGATCGCTTTCGCTTCCCGTACAGTTATTGACAGAACTCCGAGAGGGCGCAGGAGCGCCCTTAACGTCAACGGCCAAATCAACGGCACGCTTCGGCACAATTTTCCACTGCGTTAGCCGGGTTAAAATCGGAGTACCAGCACCAATAGCGGAATCGTATACGCCACGAATGCAGACGGTTTCCTCACCATACTGATTAAACTCGGTGCGCGGTTCATACAGTGTGCGCACCTGCAAATCATCGCGACGGACAAACGGCCCACCCTGCGCATTAACGTAACCAGCCCAGTCACCGGCGTCAGCGGCATCATGGACGGCGGCAAACTCAACGCTCAGACCGTGCGCGGCCTCGGTATCAGCGAGACGACGCAATTCACGGTAGACCGTCACCGGCGCACCGCCGATAAACTGAAACTGACGGATGTGCCAGCGCGCCGCCCATGCTGATACAGCGGGGGCTGTCTCTTTCAGCAGCTCACCGCTTTCGTCATCGGTTTCACCATCGAGAGCATAACCGTCGATGTTTTTAGAAATGTATTTCGCGACATAGCCGGTAGCACTGCCTTTCTCCGGGTCGATAGCCTCAGCATGAAAGCGGGCTTTTTTAGCCTTATCACTTTTAAGTTCGTGGCTGTCTTCCTCCCATGCATAATCGCGGATGATGAGGCGCACGCGCTCGACGTCTTCTGGCAACATGAACATAAGCATGTGCCAATGCGGCGTTCCGTCGTGATGAGGCTCGGCAACACGTATGCCGAAAATGCGAATTTCTTCCCGATGTAGCTTGGCACGAATGCGCGCCCAAAGGCCGGTTAGGTAGTTCTGCGTGTCCGACGGGCTGGCGCCGTTCCATTTGCTGTTACGGTATCCCGCTTTAGTCGTGGCATGATATTTAGACGGTGCGGTCAGGGTGTAAAACTCCCCGACGTATCCGAGTTCATTGCAGATATTTTCAAACCCACGGATGCGGGTCATCAGCTCGCAGCGGCGTATCGCAGGGTTAGCGACCGAGCCGTCAAATTTTTCAATCAGGCTGATACGGTTGCCGTCTTCGTCTTCGAGATCCAGACCTTTGAGAAATTCACGAGTGCGGCGCTTTTGTTCACGCCAGTCAGTCACGCAGTTTTTACTCGCATAGGCATGCTTTTTCTTACTGACGTTACCGACAGTAATTTGCAGATGTTCGCGCCATGCAGCCGCAATGCGACGCAGACGACCACGCCACCACACATCGTTAAACATGCGAGCGATGGCCGGGGCGATTTCATCTTCTCCGACATATTTCTTTGTCACTCGCTCCCAATGCGGAGGGGTAACATTGAATTGCAGAGAAATAAAACCGGCGCGCATGTACCAGGTGTACAGCGTTTTAAGCTCGCTAAATCCGGTGTCATCAATGTCAGCCAGTTCAGCGCGAATGAAATTCGCGATATCAGCGGCCAAAAGGTCGATATCGGCGCGTGACATGTCCGGGAGTCGGTTATATCTGGCAACCATATTGACCATGCGTGACGCCAGATATTGCATAAGTTCAGTATCAAAATGACTGCCAAAAACAGCGGCTGATACATTGCTGTTGATACCCGCGCACTCGTATTTTTTTGCGACCAGTTCAAGACGTGGCAATGCCCTTTTGCAGAAACTTATTAAAAAGGCATTGGCTCGTTGACTGCCCTGATTTTTCTCCAGCACAGCAGCGGTGCGATAAACATCAAAACGCACGCATTCAGGCTGGAGAGAAAGCACCTTTCTCGCATGCAGCAAAGCCGCGAGCATACGGTCGCGGCGATGTTGTTGGTCATAGGTAAGATATGGGCTGGCTATTGCTTGTTTTGGAAAATTCCATACAAAGGCATAATCAATCTCACCCGTAGCCTTTGCTGAGACAGGAGTGTCTATGACTTTATTCACTGAAGAAGATCCCACCCAACGCCGCTATGTTGATTTGATTACAGAGGTGACAGCTTTCGAAGCTACGAAAGAACCAATGAAGATCATTTCCGCATCCGACATGCTGGGCATTTGCGATGCTTTTCTTTCTGAGACTCAATGCCACATAGCAGACCGGCTACCTCTTTCAATAGCTGGTCGGCATGAGCTAGGTCGGAAAATTGAGTGGAATTGTCCACATAGCTGGAAACCACGCGAAGAATGGTCAACACATGTTCGGCACGCCTTACAAATTTTAAATCGACGTTATTTGGATACCCCAGTATCTCAACTGGATGACTGGCAGACCTGGGAAGAACTATCGACAGATATTCATGTGTCGGCTCGCTGTACTCGGCGGACTGTTGAGTTTTATCGCTCTGGAAATCCCCAGCATTTACCGATGTCGACTGAGCTTTTTGCTGTTCCCGAAGTTTTTTCAAAATTTGTAGCTTCGATTCTTTCGGGTGATATTCACCCTGTTTGGATGTGGCATGCTGACGCAGCCAAAACGCCGCGATGCCTCGATGGGCTTTATCCCAAATACGCGCCGCTTTCTTGAGTTGGCTTAGTGGTCTGGTAGTCATATCGCACCCCGATAGTGTTTTAATTTAAGTTCGGCGATTTGCTGGCAGGTCACGCAAAAAGCCACGCCCGGAATCGCAGCGCGGCGAGCTTCCGGGATTGGTGCGTCACATTCTTCGCAAAGAAAACGGGAAGGCGCAGCGATACGGCTGCGCGCGTTGCTGATGTGGCGCTCGCGGTCTTCCTGCTCGCGCTGTTGTGCTAAATCCATTGCGTCGGCCATTAGTGCAGCTCCTGTGATTCATTCTCAAAGCGGGTTGCTTCACGACGCAGCAGTTCGGCAGCTTCGGTGCCGCTCATACCCTCTTTGGTGATATGGATAGCCAGCGCCTCAAGGCGGATGGAAACAGCGAGCGCGCGGTCTTTACGCTCTTCTTTTTTTGCATCGATCAGCAATACGGCCAGCGCATCACTATCAGTGTTAAAACTACGGATTTCGGTATTACGCATAATTGATTCTCCTGATTTCGGGCAATAAGAAGCCCGGCGGGTTTACGCCAGATAATTTCTTTTTTTAATTAGCTATAACCAAATACGACGGCTGGTTTACTTTTCAATTGGCTGATAATTTCAGCTTTCAGGCTATCTTTAAACTGCTTGCAGCACTCCCATTCCGGGTCAACTCGTAAAATTATCCCATCGCGGGTTTTAATTTCAAAACCGTCTTCCATGTTCGGAATCATGGCACCTAAAACAATCCTTAATTCATCGCGTGACATGTTTAACCCCTTTAATAATAAAGTGGACAATACGAATAATTAAAAAACCTGACGATTTCGGCGGCTTTGTTTTCAGCCCTTTTAATAATTCGGACTGTGAGTGGCTCGGGTGCCAACGCTTGCCGTCCTTACCTGCGATCCAGCCGTGGCCGTAGTGCATGCCGGGGCTTTGTTTAACGAGCAGAGACGCGAATGACGGTTCACTTTTCAGCATACGCACCTCAAATCAGCCCGAAGGATGCGCCAATACCGCTCATGGTATCGACCACGCTCGACATAGCGGGATTAGTCTGCAGACGCGCATGCAACGCCAGCGCCGACAACGACAACATGCGAATGCCAGCATTAACGCTTTCAATCATGTTGTGCTTACGGGCAGAGGTCAGGCGCTCGTCAGAGGCTGCACCGCTCGCCAGCTCGCCGAGTTCACTCATTGCACGCATGACATAAGACTGCAATTTGTCTTTAGCCAGCTCATTAACCGGCACGCATGGCAGGCAATGAATCTGCGCCAGAAAACCATCAACGAGGGTTGAATCTTCGGTCAGGTCAGTCAGCAGCCACAATTCAGGCGGCGTGAACTGGTGAGGCTGTTCCGGGTTGAGCTTGTTACGTAACGTCTGAACATTCATACCCGCACGCTCGGCAAGCTTCGCCATGTTGTGACGCTGCGCAAAAGCCCGGCACGCTTCGTCATAGTGGGGATGTTTGGAAATCTGAAAATCAAACATGTTGAGCCCTCAAAATTCACATAAAGTGAATTACGCACCAATAACGAGTTGAAAACGGGAATGGCCCAATGCCTTACGCATCTGTTCCTCTTTCCAGCGGGCATAGTAGATACGAACTTGACCGCCAGCACGTTTACAGCCCTTACGGATAACGCGAGGTTCGATAGGTAAACGCGGGTTATCTCCGGTTGTCCAGCGGCGCGCGGTGCGGTATGACACCCCCTCAAGTTCTGCAAACTGTTGCAGGGTGACGATGGGGGCAGGCACTTTGATGATTGCGATTTCAGAAGCCATGTTGCATGATTCCCTATTTGCCAAAGATTGCAATTAAAGGGCCACCGTTTGCCAACATAGGGCCATCAATTGCGTAGGTTTAGCCAAAATATACTTCCCAATTGAGAAGTAGTAAATAGGTTTTATCGATATGAGAATAGATTCTTTAGGATGGAGCAACGTTGATGTACTGGATCGCATCTGCGAGGCTTACGGGTTTTCACAGAAAATTCAGCTAGCTAACCATTTCGATATTGCATCGAGCTCCCTCTCTAACAGATATACCCGAGGCGCTATTTCGTATGACTTTGCGGCACACTGCGCTCTTGAAACAGGGGCCAATCTGCAGTGGTTACTTACAGGAAAAGGGCAACCGTTCACATCTTCTGCGACAGCCGAGGACACAATGAGCATCGAGTTATTCACATTAAGTGAAGAAATACTCAAAAGTGATGGTTCTATAACAGTCGACGCTCATTTTTTCACAAAGCCGCTTACAGATGCGATGGCTATACGAACGGAAGGAAAACTCCATTTCATTGATAAGCAGGCATCACTCTCTGATGGCCTTTGGCTGGTCGACATAGAGGGTGGAATTAGTATTCGAGAGCTAACAAAACTCCCGGGTAGAAAATTGCACGTTACTGGTGGAAAGGTTCCTTTTGAGTGCGGTATTGATGACATAAAGACGCTGGGTAGAGTGGTAGGTGTGTACAGCGAGGTTAATTGATGACTGTCCGTAAAAACCCCGCTGGAGGTTGGATTTGCGAACTTTATCCTAACGGGGCAAAAGGCAAGCGTATCAGAAAGAAATTCGCCACCAAAGGTGAAGCGCTGGCCTTTGAACAATACACCGTACAAAATCCGTGGCAGGAGGAAAAGGAAGACAGGCGAACGCTAAAAGAATTGGTCGACGCATGGTATAGCGCTCATGGTATTACCTTGAGAGACGGACTAAAACGCCAGCTAGCTATGCACCATGCCTTTGAGTGTATGGGCGAACCACTCGCACGCGATTTCGATGCACAGATGTTTTCCCGCTACCGGGAAAAGCGGCTAAAGGGTGAATATGCCCGTTCAAATAGGGTTAAAGAGGTTTCCCCTCGCACGCTTAATCTTGAACTCGCTTACTTCCGCGCGGTGTTCAATGAGTTAAATCGCCTCGGCGAATGGAAGGGTGAAAATCCTCTAAAAAATATGCGCCCTTTCCGCACAGAAGAAATGGAAATGGCCTGGTTAACTCACGACCAGATTGCGCAACTGCTCGGAGAGTGCAAACGCCATGACCACCCTGATTTAGAAACAGTGGTGAGAATCTGTCTCGCCACTGGCGCTCGATGGTCAGAGGCTGAGAGCCTGAAAAAAAGCCAGCTCGCGAAATACAAAATCACGTACACCAACACAAAAGGCAGAAAAAACCGCACAGTTCCCATCAGTAAAGAGCTTTATGACTCCCTACCTGATGACAAAAAAGGCCGACTGTTTAGTGATTGTTATGGGGCGTTCAGGTCTGCTCTGGAAAGGACAGGCATCGAATTACCGGCCGGGCAACTTACCCACGTTTTACGGCATACCTTCGCCAGCCATTTTATGATGAATGGTGGTAATATTCTGGTCTTGCAGCGCGTGCTTGGTCATACCGACATAAAAATGACGATGCGATATGCGCACTTTGCCCCTGACCATTTAGAGGATGCCGTTAAACTTAATCCACTGGCGATGAGTGGCGATAAAATGGCGGTAGAAATGGCTCAAACTGGCCCTTAGCTGGTCAAGAGTGGCCCTTTATGTCTATGATTTATAAAGCAACCTATTGATTTTCGGTTGTTCTGTTAGGAACTCATAATCGCTTGGTCGCTGGTTCAAGTCCAGCAGGGGCCACCAAATTTTAGCTTTAAAATCATATAATTAAGCCACTCTAGCGAGTGGCTTTTTTGTTATCTCGAGAGTTAGTGCCCCCTTTTTGTCCCCTCAAGAACCAAATATGCCTACCTAATTGACCTGAACCAGGCTAGTTCAAATGTAAAAATTAGACGCTAAAAGAGATTTACCTCGAAGCTGTAACGCTATTTTTTTGAAAAAAATTTGTAGCGAACAATTTTGAGCAAAACTCGTAAAGTAAAAAGTAACTCACGGAAGGGATATAAAACTTAGTTTTTGTAGAAAATGGGGCGTTGACAAGGTTTGCGTAACAGTAGAAAGCAAAAAGCCTAGAAGATGTCCTCTAGGCTTTACATTTACACTACAGGTTGGAACTCTTCCTGGAGAATCATCTGATCAAGGAAAGCTCTCGACACTTCCCCGACTACTTTACAAAGAAGCCTATAATTATGAGGGGCATCGTCACTGATACGTTCCACACTTAAACTAATCGATGTATCGTTATCAAGAAGCATTCTCTTGATATCACTGGCAAAATAACGAGGGCAGTATCCTACAATTTCTGCTGGGTTATCTGCCCTAATGAGCACAGCAGCCTTATCATAGCCATTTTGCACATCTAGGCATAGGCGTAGGCTATCCCCTGGATTCAGGCTAGATACGCGTTCATTAGCGGAATGAGACATGTACCTTAACCCGTGCGCAAAAAAGAAATGTTCAAAATATCCGTCACTACCAATTTCGATGCGCTTAAACATTTGCAGTTGGTCAGTGCTACGCATACCGCCAGAGCGAGCCAGGATCTCAATTGGTTCCGCACCCGCCCCATCCAATCCTAGCCAATGGATGAATTTTGGATACTCAGGCCGTTTTGGTGACAGAAGTCTGTTTTTGAATAATGGGAATAATTCCTCAGAAACATAAGTTTCGCTAAAATCATTCATACCACTAAACTTTGTGAACTTTGAAGAAGTTAAAGCACCTTTAGTGTAGTTGAAGACATATTCAGCATTACGCGCCTGTAAATTTCCCACGACATGCCAATCATGGGTATCAGGAGCCTGCCATGCAACATATACGGAGTCATTACGATTCATCTTCAAGTAACCTTCTTCTATTTTCTAAAACCATTTCAATTGCAAAAGTTCGAGAAACTTCGCTAATGCAATCTGCTGGTACATCATTGAATACGCGAACAATATCCTCATGAGTTAAGGCGTTTAACCGGCCTAACCAGTACTCTCTCGCCCTTGGTCTGTCTTCTATAGCATGACTAAACGCTTCAACTGTTAACAGCGGTTTCCTATCTGTCTTAAGTTTAAAAAGCTCTGAACGAGCTTTTCCCACGAAAGTAGGGATTTGCCGATTACGATCTTTAGTTGTAAGACGTTCCGCCTTTTCAACATCCCTCATTTCACGACCAAGGCTAGCTGCATGATCATACGTTGGGCACAACATTCTCTCACCAGTTTCATTGTTTAGCATAATCGCCCAATTTTCATGATGACGATCTTGATTGCTAATCAATGCATCAAGCAACAAGTAACCGCAAAAAACATCTCCCGCGTTTAAATCTTTTAAATCATAGTCACTTACAGGAGGAAGGATTTTTTCATTATCATTATCAAGACATCCTAATACACGAGTAACTGTGTGTTCCTTAACCCTCACGGCACTCTGGCCGGGCGGTAACGGCTGGGGATAATCCACTGTTGTAGTGTGAAGAACCTCATTCCCCATAACCATACGGTATCCAGGAGGGATCATATTAGGTGAAATCACACCGTAACGCCCATCAGTCAGAGCTAACTCATACTCTGCATGAGGGATTCCTAGCAGATGACAAAGCTCAGCTGCACATTTTTCAGACCAATGTTCGCCAGTCCCAGCCCTTGAGAACTTGAAAAGCCACAATCTTGGTTCCGTATCCATATATGAAAACCAGAATTTTTCCTTCGTCCCGAGTTGCTCAAGATCGCTGGCTACAGGAGCTAGGCGTTCTAACCGATACTGAGCCATTAATCTTCCCTGTATGAGATACAAAAAGTTTGAATCATTGTACTCAAGCTGCTCAGGGTTACGCCACAACTTGTAATAAACAGTATCATGACACTGTAATTATATCCAGTTAATTACTATCTATTGTTGTGATAATGATTACCAATTTCATATAATTATACATAGTTAAATTTCAGTTTTTCAGAGCCCATCAAAAAACACTTTAATAAATAATAAGATATACACCAATGACCTTATTTCAATCCTACAAAGTGTTCTCCATCTTTCACATAAATAAATTAAACCCCTTTGTTTTCAGAGGGATGAATAGCTGGAATGATTGTTCAGCGATCCTTAAAACTGAAACACACTGAAATTCCTTTCAATCTTTTCAGTTTCCAGCCTCCGCAAATCTGCCAGTACTGGTGCGGACTGGCGATATGATTTGAAGAAAAATCCAACTGAAAAATTTAATCGTTCCAGAAACCGCAGGCGGGTGCGGTGTAGCGCCGTTTTTGTCTGCGAAAGATTTATTTTGTCAGCGTGTGGCGTCGTCAGCGTAACGTGACAGCACAGATCCTTTTGTGGTGTTGCGCGGTAGTGGTCAGATAAAAGAAGCGCTTAGAATGCGTCAGGTGACGCCTGATGAAGGGTGTAAAAAAACCCGCATTATGCGGGCTGAAAAGAGAGAATCAGGCGATGATGTTCTGGTACTTGCTCCGGGTCTGCCCGGCCTTTACTGCTGTCTGGTTGAATGCTCCGGCATTGGTCGGCGTACCAACACTGGGGTGTGAATGGCTCGCGCACTGCTGCGCCAGCTCTGCCAGTAAATCAATGGTGTCCAGCATCATAGTTAGCGTATTTACGCCCTCACTACCGATATGCACGGTTGGCCCCATAATCTGCTGACCGCCCGCCGCCACAGATTTACGTAATGCGGCAATCTTTTCTGTCAGGGTTCCCCCCACATCAACATTCATGGCGCCGGCCACTTTCGTGGACAGCTGCCCGGCGATTTCGGTTTCTTCATTTCCTGTAATACTGGCCAGCCGGTTTCCTTTTACCGCCTGGCTGAAGCCGCCAGCACTGACCTGCTGTATGGCTCCGGCCATCAGCGTGGCGGTACCCAGCACTGTGATTTTATCCGTAGCTTTCACCGTGGTTTCACGGCTGACCAGTTCGCGCCGTTCCGTATCGGCTTTCACCGTCCGCGCCATCGATGTTTCACTGATGGTCTGATCCGTCTGGCGTACCCAGTCTCCTGCCTGTGTCACGCGTTGCGAGACTTCCGCTCGCTGCTGTTGCAGCTGTTCGCCGGGCTTAATGTCCGGCAGACTGGTGCCATCCGGCAGCGTCTGCCTGATAAAGGGCTTGTCCGGTCTGCCGCCCGTAAACGCCACTTCTACCAGCGTTCCTTCCGGTGGAAACTGGAACATTCCCGAATCGTTACCGGCCATTGGCACTGGCAGCGGTACGGCGGAATACACCGGCGTCTGGTTGTCCGGGTTGCCGTCCGCGTCAAGCAGCTGCACGTCAACAGCGTACCGTGGCCGGAACGGGTCGGCAAAATTACCGCTTTTTACGGCCTCGCTGGGTGCCACCACCCTGGCCAGTTTGGGCAGGTGAAGACCTGAAGCCAATTCCGGATAATGGCTTTCTATCTGACGCTGCGCCGGTGTTTTCTGCAATGGCTGACCTGTGGCGCGGTTCCGTGGTGTCCACGTGATGGTCATTGTGTCATTAGTCAGATGAACTTTGGTCACGCGTTCCCCGTTCACGTCCACGCCCGGACGAAGACTCTGGATCACCGGCAATGTCATGGAATTACCGCCCGCCGTTCCCTGGCTGAACTCTGCCGGGATTTCTACCGGGCGTCCGGCAAACAGCGCCTTTTCTGCGCCGCCGACATACAGCGAACCATCCGGCAATGGATACCAGATGTAATCCGTGATACTGAATGCCCTGCCCAGGTTATTCAGCAGCTGGTATCCCGTCCCGTTATGGGTGAAATGGGGGTTCGGTTTATCACTGTACGGCACATCCGGTACCGCAATGCTGATCCCGCTGTTTTCCTCCAGCCATCCGGCCACATCGCGCAGTGTCGGATGCTGGAATGAGCATGGCCACATCCGTTCAAATACGCCAGCCAGCTCGCGGACGAACAGACGCTGATAGCATCGCGAGCGCGATCCAGAATTTGTGTACGGCGGGCGGCGGTCATATGACCAGTTGATACGGCTTCCCCAGCAATTGCGCCCACACAGGCTGTGGCGCTCAGTGCACACAGCTGCATGTTGCCTTCTGTGGCATTGTTCACAGGCACGGATGGAAGGCAGTTAATTTGCCCCAGCATCCCATCCAGTAAACGCGCATCTTCGGTGTAATCGTAATAGCTAAAAGCTCGTTACAGGTTAAACGGTGCGGCTGTGCTGGGTTCAGTTTGTTACGCAGGATCTGTGGTTTCATACCAACGGCAGCGGCCACATCTTCCAGATTGTGCTCAATTGCAAATGCTCGGCAAGCCGCATTAAAGTGCGCATGTTTAGAGGTCTGGTAATCAAACATTGTTTGCCTCACTCTAATCCGTAGGATGAATTACGCGTTAACCGAAATATTGCATTCGCTTAACGCTTGCACCGTTAACGCAGCCATATTGATTTCAACGCGTGCACGAGGCTTATCACCTTTTCCACGGATAGGCAGACGGCCATCACGTACCATGTCACGAGCCGTCCCCATAGGCGTACCAGTAATGCGGCAATACTCATCAATCGGGAGGTAAGGGGTAGGGATGGTGATTGTAATGTTAGGACGCATAAGGCAAACTCCTTTGTTCAGTTGAGCGCGGCAACACTCATCAGCATTCGATTAAAACTAAATCATGGAGAGGCTTTAATTCGACTAAATAGAGAAATAAATTTTCGCTTTAGTCGAAAGTTGTGTACTTATGAGCAAATTCCCCTTTGACCAAATAGGGCACAGCAGCGAAGTACTTGATCGCGTAGTTGAAGCGTATGGTTTTACATCTAAGCTTCAACTAGCCGATCACTTCGACATGGCTTCGAGTAGCCTTTCAGCAAGATTCAAAAGAGGTATTTTTCCTGCAGATATGGTTGTTCGTTGCGTTGCAGAGACAGGGGCTTCCTTAGAATGGATATCGACGGGACAAGGGAAAAAGTTTGAGGATGCCGAACTGGATATCATGAAATTCCCCAGCAAAAAACTAGTTGATGGCCAACTTTATGACTCCGGCTATGTGATGTTTGACAAAGTATTTTTCCGCGCTGGCGCGCCACTACCGGCAGCTCCTATTTGTGTCCAGGACGAAAAGGCCCAATTTATCCTCGATCAGAAGTTTGCAGAAGTTTTCGGCGGCGAATGGCTGGTAAACATTGAGGGTAAAACCAGCATCAGAACGCTCACACGTATCCCGATTAAAAAAGTGCGTGTTAGTGGTGTTGGTATGGCATTTGACTGCGCACTTGATGATATTAATGTAATAGGTCGTGTGGTTTTAATTATTTCAGAAGGGAATTGACATGAGCACCTCTCAAAAAAAAATAACTAGAAATAATGATGAAGTACCTCAGGAAGCAGTAGAAAAAGAGAAGACGTGCTTTGCTATTATGCCTATTGCCGATCATCCTGATTATGACAATGGTCATTTTGGTCGGGTTTATAACCACCTAATAAAACCCGCATGTGAGAAAGCAGGCTTCAAAGTAGTAAGGGCAGATGACGCCAAAGCCTCGCACATGATTATGTTTGATATTTTAAAAAACATAGTCGAATGCGACATGGCTATTTGTGATTTAAGTTCTAAAAATGCCAATGTGTTCTACGAATTAGGACTTAGACAAGCATTCAACAAAAAAACAATTCTCATCACAGATGGACGAACTAATACACCGTTTGATATAACTGGTTTTCGTTACGTAAAATACGATCATACTTTACGTGTCGACAGTGTAATGAATGATATTGATGAAATAGCAGCAATGCTTATGGAAACAGATGAAGCAACCGAAGATGACGTTAATTCAATTGTGAAATTATTAAAAATTCAACCAGCCAATGTTGAACATTTGCAACTTAATGAGAAAGACAGCCTCATATTTGAAATGATAAAAAGACTTGACGAAAAGATGTCAAGAATAGAGTCATTACAGAAAAACAAAAAATTAGACAATCAACTTATGAACTCTTGGACTAGAAAGATTCTGAGTCAATCTGAGAATAAAAATTGTTCCAACTCTTTACTACAAGCAGTTGATGATTATCTTGAAGAGAAATCTAAAGATACGATAAACATTATTTATACTCATACGAAAAAAGATGATGATAATTCATAGTTAAGGTATTAGTGGTGTCAATCCGAAAACAATTAGATGGGAAATGGTTACTGGACTTCTACCCAGAAGGAAAACCAAAAGGTAAACCCAGCAAGCGAATTCGTAAGACATTCACTACGAAAGGCGAAGCGCAAGCCTACGAAAATCACATCATGGAGAATATCCATGTAAAACCGTGGCTGGATGGAAAAGAAGATCCCCGCAAACTGCGTGAACTCGTGCAGCAATGGTACAACGAGCACGGCGTGACATTAGACGATGGTGAGAAGCGTAAAAGCGCAATGGAGTTTGCCTGTGAAAGCATGGGCGATCCACTGGCTCATGAATTTGATGCCACCATGTTTTCTCTGTATCGCAAAAAACGCCTGTCCGGTGAGATATCCCGCACATCACGCGTCAAACAGGTTTCCCCTAGAACAATGAATCTTGAGCTGGCGTATTTCCGGGCGGTATTTAATGAGCTGAAGCGCCTCGGCCACTGGAAACTAGATAACCCCCTAACTAACATTCGTCCCTTCAAATCTGAGGAAGCCGAATTAGCCTACCTTGAAGATGAAGAGATCGCTCGCTTGTTAGAAGAATGTATGAAAAGCAGGAATGAAAGCACGTACTGGGTGGCTTGCTTGTGCCTGGCTACAGGGGCTCGCTGGGATGAAGCTGAATCAGTTACAACTAAACAAATCAAAAACCTGAAAGTCAGCTTTTTCAAAACGAAAGGGAACAGAAACAGAACTGTGCCTATCAGCCAAGAATTTTATGACGCACTACCAAAACCGGCAAAGCTTGGGCGATTCTTCAAATCTTGTTATTCAGCATTTCGTAAAGCTGTCGAACGTGCCGATTTGAACTTACCAGATGGCCAACTTTCGCACGTTCTGCGCCACACTTTTGCGTCACATTTTATGATGAATGGCGGAAACATCCTCGTTCTTAAAAGTATATTAGGGCACACAGATATTAAAATGACCATGAGATACTCCCATTTCTCCCCTGTTCATCTTGACGAAGCATTAAGATTCAATCCTCTTTCCGGAGTATTTAAGAATGAAAACAAATAA